TGCAAATTGGCCGCATTGGTTTGGGGAAAGCCGTAATTAGAGCTAACTAAATTGAAACGGATACCGCTTCTAGCGGCATTACCCCACTGAGCATCAGTGAAAGAGCGGAGAACTCCGCCAGCATCAAAGGTGGCGTTCTTGCCAGAAATCCGGAACATACCGGGACCAGCATTTAGAAAATTGAAAAATAGTCGGATAAGACCAGTGCTAGCATTAGTTGGATCTAACCACATCATAGGATGAGTACCAGCTGTGTCTACTATCGATTGAAAAAGAGGTAGACCATTAGCCGGGATCACTAAGCTGCCGTACTGGCTGATAGGATTCGACTGGTTTGAGAAATTAGAGGATGAAATTTGAGGAGTAAATAACCTGACTGTGTATTCAACATACAATTCACCAAGAGTAGTGGTCGTAGCAGGCGTGTTCTGGCTTGCAATAAAGAAGCCGCCTACGTCATAAGTTTTAATGTCTAGATTAGCAGTTAAAGCACTATCTCTGACATAACGTTGAATGCCAAATTTCTTTAGGTCATGATTATGAGCAGTAAAGGTTCGTCTATCCCAGGGGGATGAACGAACAGCATCACGATAAGACATCATCTGTATTTTATTAACAGGTGTCGAATCTGCTGCATCATAGTCAGTAGCCATTAAAATGGACCCAGCAGTCGTAGTAGGACATATGGGTTCATATACAAAATTAAGGCGATCAAAGATATAAGACTCGTAACGATTAGCCACACTCGAAAGCCACGGGAACGTCGATGCGAGACCAGGATTAACATTAAACCGAACAATGCTAAAAGCAGCACTAGCAGCCGTAACATCCGTAATATACTCACGGTGAGTGACCACAAAGCCATCCCGAACTTGCCGCATCCGTGGGACACGAGGCGTGCGCCTTGTGTTCGAAGCAACCGGAGCATTATTAATTAAGGCTACAGTTCGGGTACTATTATTATTGTTATTGTTTTTGTTATTCGACTTTCTCTTACGCTGTCTACGTTTCTTAGTCTTTTGATTGTTGATAACTATCTCGGTTATTTTGGGCATTTTTAATCGCTATAAATTTGGGCCCCTCCCCGCCCAAACGAAACCTATCTCCTCTAATAGGTTCATGTACTTAGGAAACTCAGGGTGATTTTGCATATGTTCTACAAATTGGCACATAGCCATATCGTATTGATCCTCAGTTTTAAATTCACTATGAAGCAAATTAAAAATAGCCTTAGAGGCTCCTAAAGGATAACTACCGGTCGGCTGATACCATCTGGAACAAAAATTGAAACCGTTAGAGTCCACTTCTCGATATTCTTTGATTCGAATTCCTAAATTAGCGTATTTAGTAATGGCATCTTCCACAAAACCCTCAACAGTGTCGTCGCCAGCGGCATTAACCACTGAAGCTCCAACTCGTATTGCGGTCATAGAACGAATGCGAGAATTACCACTACTCGTCACTTGACGACCCGAAGCCATAATACCTTTAAAAGTAGGGCTAACCAAAGTTCCATCGGAAAATTGAAACACAGGAGAAGAGTGTAGAATTGCTTCAACCTCCATCAAATGCTTATAGATGCCGCTGGAATTCTTGCATAACAAGATCTCCGCTTCATTAGCGTCTTCAAAC